AAGCGCCTTGTATCAGAAGATACAGGGCGTTTTTGTATAAAAAGAAGAAAGGAAGTGTTAAAATGGCAAAATTATTTAACGGTATCAGCGTATGTGGTGGGGTCTTAGGTGGTCTGCTGGCATATGCACTTGGAGGATGGGACGTGTTGTTAAAAACCATTGTGTTTTTAGCAGTGGCTGATTATGTAACCGGACTTATTAAAGCGGTTTATTTAAAACAGCTTAGTTCAGAGGTGGGTTACAAAGGACTTTTGAAAAAGATCCTGATGTTTATCATCATTGCGGTAGCATTTGAGATCCAGAAGTTTCTGAACCATGCAGTGGCACTTAGAGAGATCGTGATCACATTCTATGTGTGTAACGAAGCCATCAGCCTGTTAGAGAATGCAGCAGAGTTTATTCCGATTCCGGAAAAGTTGAAAGAAGTATTGATCCAGTTAAGAGACAAGGAGGAACAGTAATGAAGGTATCAGAAAAAGGATTGGCAATTATCAAAAAATATGAGGGATGTCGGTTAACGGCATATGTTTGCCCGGCAGGAAAGTTGACGATCGGGTATGGACACACGAAAGGCGTGAAGAAAGGACAGAAGATCACACAGGCACAGGCAGAAGCCTATCTGCGTGAAGATGTGGCAGGTGCCGAGAAAGCGGTCAATGCGATTGGAAAAGGATTCAATCAGAACCAGTTTGATGCACTGGTGTCCTTTACATACAACTGCGGATCAGGTAACTTAAAGACACTTTGTAAGGACAGAAGTGTAGATCAGATCGGAGAGAAAATCATTCTCTATAACAAAGCGAACGGAAAGAAATTGAACGGACTGGTAAGACGTAGAGAAGAGGAGCAGAGATTGTACAAGACTCCATGTGCTGCTGTCCAGCCGGTACAGGCAGCAAGAGACAATACAGAGCTTCCGACGATCCGAAGAGGCAGCAAGGGTGAAGCGGTCAGAAAGCTGCAGCAGGCATTGCTTGATCAGAAGTTTAAGTCCTGTGAGATCAACGGTAAGAAAAAATACTTAGCAGCAGACGGAGATTTTGGAGCAATTACAGAGAAAATCTTAAGGAGATGGCAGTCTTATAAAGGATTAAAAGTGGATGGAGTCTGCGGACCGAAAACATGGGCGAGCTTAGGGTACTAAGCAACAGAAAGGACCGCAAAAACGCGGTCCTTTAAATGTAAGTCATAAAGGGTTTATGTCTAACGTGCAGTATAGAAAGTTTCATATCTGTCAAAATCTTCGTAACATTCAAGTTCAATAGATTTTGATTTTCCCGGTTTCAATTCATCATCAGAATCGGGAAGGAGATATCCCATATCATATTCTACAAGTGTATCACCTTTAAAGAATAAAATCGAAACTTGCGGGAATTCGACAGGATCATCTGATGTGTTAGTACATTTTATAACAACATTTTTATTATTCTGTGTTTCTGAAATATCCAAATTAGATACTTTTGATTCATAAGATGATTTAGAATAATCAATGTTGTATTCAAATTTGGCAGGGGTTCCGTCATTAAAATAGAACTCCATTACAGATGCCTTGCCTGGCTCTAATGTATAAATGTCATTACTTGCGACAGATAAGGATTCGCCATTTTCATCCAATGCGGTTACTTCTGCTTCTATATCTACGGTCTTTTTAGAGTTGTTTTGGACTTTCAATATATATGTGTTGTCATTTCCTTCGCCGTAACGATATTCGGTAACTTCAAAATCGGAATCCTTGAGTTTATCCGTATTATCGGATTTCTTGTTAGATGAATCTTTGCTAGATTCGTTGTTTGAAACGGTGCCTGATTCATCATCTCCACCGCATGAAGCGATTCCAATGATAGCCAGTACGATAATGATAGCTATGATAATCCATTTCTTTTTGCTTTTTTTCTTTTCATTCTCCATAATAATTATCCTTTCTTTAAATTAAAATATAATTTTATGGGGAAGAGTACTTATAAGATTTCAAAACTCACGCTCCCCACATATAACAGTTGAATTATCGCACAAATATAAGGATATTGCAATACTTCCAGATATTACCAGTAGATTTTTTCCATTAGGAATATAAAATATAAGTGTATGGAAATGAAGATTTGGGAACAAAGGACAAAAAAGAACTGGGGATTAGAGCAATTGGAACAAAGAACAGGTATTAGTCATAGCGCATTACATAATTATGAGATGGGGAAACGATCACCAAGGATGACGCAGATGGAGGATATAGCAAAGGCACTTGATGTGAAAATCACAGATCTATTTGACTCCCCATATAAATAATTTCCACAAACGTGGAAATATTTGCAAAAACTCTTCTATTCTCCTGCAATTGTGGTAAGATGATTATAACTTTTGTGGGAGAGAAAGGAGCGAAAAATTATATTATGCATGAAAGTACAAATGATATTGAAATGACAAACGAGGAATATCGGAAGCGGTTAATTGCTATTTTTGCTAAAATGGAAAGTACGGGAAAACTGCACTTTTGGTATAAGTATATTAGTACAATAGAAAAGGAAGAGGATTAATCCTCTTCCTTGTGTTCTTTTAAGTACATCAAATCAATCATATCATCTACGGACTTCTTATTTTCGCTTGATAATGACATATATCTAGCTAATCTATCGGCAAATGCTGAATCATTTTTCATTTTTTGAGTAATTTCAATCAACAAATCTGCATTCTCATCTGAATATAAATAATCTACATTCGGTTCTTTTCCGGTCATAAGATAATCTAGGCTCACTCCGAAGTAATCTGCAATTTTCTGCAATTTTTCCTGCTTCGGGACGCTTCTTCCTGTTTTCCAATCGGTGAACGTTGAACTAGCTATACCAGTTTCTTTCCCAACTTTATATGCAGTAACACCTTTTTCACCAAGTAATTTCAAGAAAATTTCGTACATAATATCTCCTTAAAAAATACTTATGAAATCATAAATAAAAATGCTTGACAAATAAACTATGATATAGTATTGTATAAACATAGTTATGAAATCATAAATATTTCATTATTAATTTTATGGATTCATAACTAAAAAGGAATCCATAAGTAATATAATTCTGAACAAACTATATTATAACGGATTTCCTAACTATTTTCAATACAAAGTTAGGATATTTTTAAGAAAGGAGAAAATTAGTGGAAGAGAAAATTAAAATGCTTGCCATTCAGATTTTTGAAGATGTTCAAAATCTTCGTAATGGTACGGATGAAGTGATTTCTCAGAGAGCTGGCATCGAAATTATGGCGCTAAATGCTATGTGTAACGCTTGTAATACCATCAGAGAAAAGGAGTAGGCAAAATTGCCTACTCCAGCACTCACTGGCTATATTTTCATCCAGTATGTTATTCCGCATACCGGACATTCCGG